CAGCGTGTTTTCAGCGGCCGGGTTAATCGTTTGCTGATTGGTCCACTGCCCGTTCCCGTTCTGGGACCAAGTGGAAGATCCCATCGGTGTGTACTGATTGGAATTATTGAGCGTCGAGTTAAATTGGGCCGTCGCCTCGTTGCTCTGCGTCTGCGCCGCAGCGGTCGTATAAGGATTGGGCGTCTGCGGTTGGCTTGACGATTTACCCATTGCTTCTCTCCAGCCAGCGACATTCACGTCGCAACATGCCAAAAACCATCAGATCATCGTTCGGCATGCCTTCCCGAAGTCTTCCTTCGGGGACAAATCCGAGGCGATTCACCAATGTCAGGCACTTGGCGTTTTTGAAAGCAACGTAAGCCGTGACTCGTTGGCACTTGAGCTGGTCGAACGGGTAGGAAAAAAAGACCCGGAGCGCCGCTGGTGTAGCCCAATACCCAGTTCCTGCGACATGCATCGCAATGTCGCTACCACTGAAGTGATTGTATACCACCCCGCATAGTAATTTCCCATCCCTTTCAAAGCCCATCGCACAGTACTCGACGCCCCACGTCGTCACGTGGGCAATGCGCTCTTTCACCCACTCGCCGACGCGCTCACGATCAACGGTGATGGTTTTCAAAGGATACCGCCCATCTGGTAGGTGTAATCGATGGCAATCAGGGATACGTTGGATATATTGGACAGCGTGCGCATGTTGAGTGAAGCGGCATACCCTACGCCAGAGATGGTTTCCCAACCAAGGCGGATCACCGCTGATTGAGCCCAGTACGAAACATTCCATAGCGCGACGTTCCATTGCGCATTGCCGCTATTGGCCGGAATGGGAAGCGAAGAATTCGGCGATACCACGCGATAGTCAACGCTGAGCGCGACGGAGATGGAGATATTTCCGCTGGACGAGAACGTGGGCCGTACCATGGTGAACTGCTTATTCTGGCCAGGCGCACCGAAATAGGAATAGGCCGGGGCTAGGAGCGTCGTGATCGGCGTTCCGTTATCGGTATCCCCCGTATCGCACCACACCACCGTGTTTAGTCCACCATAGAACAGCTGGTCGCCCACCAATTCAAAACAGGCGCCGTTCCAGCCGTTGAAGACCGTCCATGATCCCGTGATCGTGTTCATGACGTATTGATACTGGGTGGTGTCGGTAAGTTGAGGAACGTTGACAATCAGTTTCGACCCGATGGGATGCAGAATGACCTGCCAGCCGAAATTTTGGTTGTAGCTTTGGAAGTCGCTGAGAATCGCATTGCGTATCTTATCGGTAGTTGCGATGCCTTGCTGCGATCGGTCCGTCAGCAGTTCCTGCGACAATGGAATAAGGCCGTCAGCGCAGATCACGCTCACGTCCGATCCCACCTTGCAGAAGCATCGACGACCGACAGGTCGGCCAAGACGGAATGTGCCTAGCTGCGACCAACTGCCCACTTGGGTGGGATCATAGCCCTGGTAGACGATGCATTCCCCCTCGCTGGACAGAAACGCCATGTAGTCCTGCGGTCCGGCCACCGTATCGAGCGACCACGGAAAGGCGGCCATGAGGTATCCACCCAGTTTGAACAGACTGGACATGTCAAAAAGCTGGGCCGCGCCGCCCACCCCGTTAACGGGCAAGTACCATACGTGGAATGTATTCTGAGCGATGAAATACAGCCGTGACTTAAAGCTGGTTACCGTGACAAGGCTGGCCAGCGGGTCAGTGACGCCCGTAATGCTGATCGGCGAACTCGTGGGCGTCACTGCTTGCCATGTCGTGCCGTTATAGAGCCTGGGCGAGTCTTGCCCATTGACCATATACAGCCATGAACCCGCAGGATTGCCAAAATTCACGTATTGCCAGCGGTTCGACGTGTTCCCCGTGACTACCGGTGCCCCGATAGCACCGGTTGACGTGGCGTTATAGATATTTCCACCCGCCGCCGCAAAGAGCTGCCTCGATCCCGAACTCGGCGAAAAACAAGCGAGCGTTTCGACCCACCCGGAAAGTCCCGTCGCCCAATTGCTGGATCCATTTCGCACGATCAGCGAGGACGTGGAAGGAAACCAGTTGCTGATAGCCACCGCGTCGGTCGGTGGCATCGACGCGATGGAATCGCGGGCGTTCAAGCCCCCAACAGGGGCCGGTACGGTCGCCGTCTGCGATATCTGCCGCTTGACCGCGACTCGATTAGTCCGTGCCATACGAGAGCTCTCGCTTCCAGGCGCGTAGGGCATCTTCGGTACAGGAAGCCTTACCATCACGCACAGCTTTATCGGCAGCGGACCAGTGCGCTGACCACGCGGCCACATCGCGGGCCATATCCAGTTCGCCCTTGAGCGTCAGCAGGGAGCACATTGCGCCACGAGAGGCTTGCTCGGCCAGCACCCAATCAGTTCTGCTTCTATCGCCAGACCAGTCAGCGGCGATATTAGCCGCATCGACGGATAGCTTGATGGCGGCGGCCCGGTCTGTGCCGTCCATAAGGCAGGCACGTGCCATGCGCATGGCCTTCGCAGCCTGCAGAGCTACCTCCATCTGCGCTTTGGCCAGAGGCTCCAGTAACCTGTCGATTCGCTCGATGGACTTTGAGGAAGTCATGGATTTAGCTTCCGAAGCCGGTGTCGGGCACCTGAGCATTCGAAATTAAACGTACGCCTGTCTGCTGCGCATTGATCGGAAGATTGCGCACGCTCGCCTGACGCCCCTTGAACCGCGCAATGGAGTTATCCCACATGGTTCGCTCTTCGGAGTAATCCAGACCCTTAGCCATGCGATAGCGCCATATCATGCCCAGGATGAAGGTGTCGTCATCCAAGAGGTACGTATCAGTGTCCGATGTCCACCGAAACTGAGCGCTATTCGTCTGGCCGTTAAGGCACCAGTTGTACGAGTAATACTCAAACACAAGCTGGTTATTGTCATAAGGAACCGGATCGATAAAGAACTGGTTGTCCATGATGCGAAAGCGACGACGTGGCCCGGTGGGGCTGATGCCAGACTTCAGGACTTGCCACTCTTGCGGATTCAGTGGGCCGAGTAGCTGCCAACGGAAGCCACGATCCCACTGCGTCTGCACGATCATGTGATCGTAATCGGCGGGTAGGGGATAGGCTTCCTGTCCTACCGCCATGCTGTTGCTGGTGTTCGTGTTTTCAGCGGTCGTAGAGACGGTGAACTGCGTGCTGCTAAGAACGGCCGTCACATAGGTGGGATAGGTGAAGTCCGTAGCATTAGAACCACCGGAGTTGCTGATGACCCAACCCACGGCTGGCTGGATGGCGGGCGTCGTAATCCAGGTAATCAGATTAGATCCCTGCACATAGCTAACGGTCTGAATGCCCGTGGATTGCACGTTGAACAGGTATTCCGCACGAAGCGTCTGCCAACCGTAATCCTTGGTGGACATCTTGTATGTCTCGTAGCCCTCGCGCTGCGCCAGCGAAAGAAGCTGGACGATCTGCTGATCGCTGTTGCCAAAGATCGTGGAAGGTTGGATCAAGCCCAACTCCCCACATGCCTGTTGGATCATCTGAAGCAGAGTGAGCTTGACGGGATTTGGGGCATTCGGCCCAAGAGTTAGGACAATGGTCATCAGTTAGCGCTCGCCTGAATTACAGCGAAATTGATAATGATGGCTTCGGAAAGCGAGCCCGCCGTCATGTTGCGTATGCACACGCTGCACACACCGCCCTGCATGTTGTCCACGGAAATGATGTAGGCGCCGGTCGTCGAGGTACCCGCCGCCACCGAATGAACCATGATGGCTGTCGAGTTGAAGTTTGAGTTGGTAAAGTTGAAACTGACCTCTGCGCCAGCGGCTAGTGCGGCGTTGTTTGTCGTGATCACTCCGGCCGAAGTGTTCAGTGTGACGCCTGTCGCCTTGCTGGTCAGTTGCGTGACGGCACCGCCCGCACCCGTGCTGTAGCCGTGCGTTTTTGTTGGGGCGCTGATCTGTACGTTGGCAGCGAGCCGGAATGACCCGCTGTCAAAAAACTGGGCGAGCACACTATCGACGCCGCCGGTTCGTTTGGAGAAATTCAGCGACCGCCCCGTCCCATCGCCCACATATATCGTACCGTTAACGCCAGATCCGCCGCCTGCGGCCGTAAACGCGTTTTGATTGGTGGCGGCAGGCAGGGCGCCCTGGCCGGTTACCTGTAGAACGTCGCCGAGATTGTTCAGTCCGTGACCCGTGAATATGGCGTAGTTCGTGGCGCCGACCAGCTGATCACCGATGAACAGCCCATAAGCGGTCGTGATAGATCCGCCACCCGTATTGGTCGGGGTGTAGGCGTAAAGCGCCACTGCCGACCCCACGACTCCCGATGAGAGGTTGATCGCGTGACCGGCCACGCCGCGAAGGTTTAGTGCCGCCCCGTTGTTTGTAGGTGTCTGCTGCGGATTGCCCGCCGCCACACCACCATTGTAGGCATTGCCAGATACTCCGATAACCTGTGTTGCCGTGCCGGCGCCGTCGTTGAATCCCTCGAACCCTCCGCCAGCAAGGAAAGTCGAGTTACCGCTTCCGAAGTGGTTGCACGAACCATACACGGATGTCAGCTGTCCGTTCCACGTAGCGTTGTTGGCGGATAGCGTGAACAGCTCCGTCGTCTGGCCGAACTGATAGGCTGCGATCGTGCCTGACTGATTCAGCGCCTGCTCTATGTCGATGCCTATGAGCTGGCCGTTTCCCGTGCCATTTTGATCTAAAAACTGGTTTATGTAGTTACTGGTGCTAGAAGACGGCTTGGCATTTATGGCACGCGCAGAAAGGCTAGTCTGGACGTTTCCGTATCCGTCACTGGTTCCAACTAAAGTAGCACCAGAGGCCGATGCTAGTGCCGAAGCTGGCACAAATCCGCCAGCGCCAGACGCGAACGGATCGAACTCCAAAGGAAAATCTAGAACCGAGTAAGTGACGGTTCCATAAGTTACGGTGAGTGAGTAGCGGCCATCGGCAGCGTAGAAGCTGAATCGACCATTGCCATCCGTCGTCAGCGGATTGGCTACTTCCGTGATCCCGTTGTCGCTATAGATCGTCGCCACCAACCCCGCAGGGCTAGTCAGAACGGTGACAGACGCTCCCGGTTGAGGAAGGAGCGACTGCCCGTTTCTAACTAGAACCAGATCCGTGTACTTTTCCACGGCGGATTACTTGCTGAACCAGGTCAGCCCATTGGTCGAAACGCATGTCAGGTAATCCAGCGCACCGACCGCCAAACTCAGGGACGCGGCACCGTTGATCGTGCCGCCGGTCGGTGGGTAAATCAGCACAGCATTCGCGCCTGCATTGGCCACGCAGTATTCATCGAAGAGCCCCGTGAAGTTTGGCGCGCCCGTGGTTCCCGGCGGGAGAATGACGCCCGTACCAGCGGCGGCGGTCGTGACCAGCGTGTTACAGGCGCCGATGGGGTAAGCCGTCGCGGCGGTCGTGCCCAGAGCGGTCACGGCGGGATCAACGTCGCCGATGATATTGGTCACCTGCAACGGCGCAAAGCCGGAACCGCTGAGTTTCTTCTGAACGCACATGGGTTAATTCTCCCGTACTTTGGGTGGCCGTCCCATGCGCTTCGCCTGAGCCGGTTCAATGTCCTTGCCTGCCAGCGCCGCTAATTCCTTGACCTGAATGGTCAGGGCATCGATCTGCGCCAGCATCTGTTCGTTTTCTTTGGCCAATTTGGCCTCGCCCGCGTGATCTTTTGCGCTATTGAGCCATGCGATGGCCTGGTCGCGCCGATGCCTCCCGCCGAGCCATGTCAGCGAGCTGTCAGGAAGCGCTGCCAGCTGCTCAACCGTGTGGATCTGCATGCTCTTGAACGCATCCGATTCCGACTTGGTGATAGCTGCCCACTGCTCGATAGCCAGTCCCGTGACTGGAGCCCGAGTGTTCTCCTGGAATGCCTGCCACTGCTGACGGAAACGCACATTGTCCGGCGGAACCGTGTCAGCATCACCGTCCATAAACAGCTTGGCCGGACGATCCCACTGCTTGGTGCGGTCACCTGGAACCATGATCTTTACCCATGGCACATCGGAGTGAATCGGAAACCCAGCTTCTTCTGAAAGGATCGGGTCGGGATATTGACTCGGTGCCAGATAAAATTCGACATATAGGTTCTGATCGCTGCCAGTGGACGCCATGGCGACAGTAGCGCCTCGTGGCATATCGACTTTGTGCTGGGCGAATTCCATGGAGTGGCCTCTGAGTGAAAATAGGGGCTCCGAAGAGCCCCGGAAAGTTGACTACGATCAGGTAATCGCGCTCTGCGACGACGGGTACTGAAGGAGCACGACGGCCTGAGTACTGGGCAGCACCTGAGCCGCGTTGCCGGTACCGAGCGTGATGGCATTTGTCGTGGCAAATTGCGCGCCATCAACCTGTTTTGATGCCACACCCGTACCCGATACAACGCCAGCCGCCTGCCAGTACACCGGGGCGTTGGCCGTGGGCGTACCGCTCACGTTAGTGATCGCCGGGCCCGCCACCTGGAACCATCCCCAGTTGCCCGTGCCACCCGTGACGGCCACCGCGACACCCAGAGGCTGCCCGGCATTGGCGGTTCCCGTCCATGCGATGGCGGTGGTAATCAGCAGCCCAGCTGCCGAAAGCGACTCGACGAACTGGACGACCGCGCCGGCCAAAAGCGTAGCGCCGTAAGCAGCATATACGAAAGCACCGCCGCCAAGACGCGTGTCATAGCCCCGAATTTCGCCGAAGTACTGCGAATTTCGACCGTACGTTGCACCAGACGTGCCCGGAATGGAGAACGGACCGGGGCCGCCATTGTCTACGATACTGAGGTCAACTTCACCCAGAATCGGATCATAAGCTACAAATGCCATGGTTATTCTCCTTAGGCCGAGAGGACCGCTTGCAAGCGGCGGTTACTGACGGTCATGTTGCCGGCAAAGCCGATCAGCTTCACCATCGCGTCCTGATTCACCGCATAGCGGTCATCGCCCAGCGGGGCAAAGAACCGATCAACATGCGGACGGAAATAGATGTAATCGGTGTTGAGGAAATACATGGTGTTTACCGGAGCGCCACCGCCGAAGCCGCCATCCAGCACAACGTCGGAGTTCATATACTTCAATACCTGATAGCCGGCATCGGCCATCTTTGCATCACCGATGCGCTGAATGCCCTGCAGGGATTCCAGGTATAGGCGGTAGTAGTTGTTATCCGCCACGATCAGATCGGGATGATCGGCGCCGCGTACTTGCTGGACCCAGACCTGATTCATGTACGACTGGATATTGGCTGAGGTCGCTGGCGCGCCGCCGTTTGTGGCTGAACTGAACGCCGTGTTGCGCCAGAACGTGCCAATCGTAGTGGAAGCATCGATGCCACCAACGACGCCCGTCGCCGGGGTCTTGCTAACGAGCAGTGCCAATCCGCCGATCTGGCGACCGCCGTCCGCCGAACCGTCCGAATAGCAGTCCAAAGCGATGTTGTTGGTGATCGTCTTCTCACCGTTCTTGATGCGCGATTCGAGTAGATCGATGATGGCCTCTTCACCAGCATTCTGGATCATCTCCAGTCCGCTGATCGAGATAGCGACGGCGGCCTGAGCGTAATTGTACTCAGCACCCGTGAACACATCCGAAGGGCTGATGTTCAGCGCCTCGTAGCCCGAATAGCGTTTGTACGTACCATTCTCGGCGTATTCTAGCTCTTGGACGATGGTGCGTCCGCCAGAGACAGGCTTGACGTTCTCCTTTTCCTTCAGACGGAAAAGCAGACCGTTGTTTTTGGTGATGTTATCGGCCAGCTTACCCGTGCGATTGCGCAGGGTCGTGGTCACAATTTCGGTGAGGGTGGTACTCGGGTTGATGAGTGCCATGGTGGGCTCCTAACGGGGTTAGCGATCCTTCGAGGCAGCGAATGCCGCCTGAAGTTCCTCGCGCAATGAACCCTTGGGAGCGACGGCCTGTGATCCTGATAAACCGGACGACGAACCGCGCACACTTACGGAAGCATTACGCGCTGCTGTGGCCTTGGCTCTCGCCTCTGCCGCCCGTTTCGCTTGATCTGCCGATTGCTGGCTGTTGATCAGCGTCGAACGTAGCTCAGGAATGGCCCAGATTGACTGCTCGTAAGCGTCTTCCATCGACTGAGCTTGTC